ATTGACCGTGTCTCCGCCAGCGGGAAGGCTTCCTGAGTATCCGTAAACGCCCTGATCAAAGCCGGTTCTGTTAACTCTTATGCCAAATGACGGAACAGCGCCGGTAAAGTAAAACTCAAGAAAGGTGTTGCTAGCAGAGCGAGTGATTCGCACCTGATTCGCCGGGAAAGAGGTGTCCCATTGCGCGGAAAGTATCTTGTCGTTACCCCAGTCGCCCTGTGCCAGAACCTTCGCCAGAGACGGATTGTTGCTTCCGCCGGTACAAAATACCTCGACATCATATGTTCCGCGACCGTCGGAGCCGGTAGTCGCAACGCGATACCAGCCTGCCGCAGGCACTGACGAGGAATAGACGAGCGAGTACAGGCCGTTTGTGACTGTCGCAGCATTGCCGCTGACGGATATGTTCCAAGTCCCCGATGCCCCTCCACCTGTTTTCGTTGGAGCATACGTTGTGTAGTTTCCTGCGGTGACCAACTGATGGCCGCCAAGGAATGCGATGTTTGGCTCATTCGCAATAATGAAATCATTGCCGCCGGTCGTCGTGAACCGATGACGGTTGCCGCTTCCTGCGCGATACCAACTGTCCGTGCCGTCAGCATCGAACGTCAGGCGGTACAGATCTAGACCTGCTAATGCAGTAACCGTGAGCTTGCCAGTCAGCGTCCCGCCGCTTAACGGCAGATAGCTAGAAAGCGCAGAGCTTGTGATGTAACCGCTTGGGTTAGCCGAGTTGTACGGCGTGTAGCCGAGGGCAGTAGTCACCATCCCTGACGTAATGCCAGAGATGTATCCAGACGGATTTGTGCTGTTGTACGGCGTATACCCGAGAGCAGTCGTTACCTGTGCGCCAGTGATGCCAGTCAGGTATCCGCTGTCGTTCGTAAACGTGCTGACATTTGTCGGCTGCGTATACGAGAACACGCCAGTCGATGAGTTATACGACAGTGATCCAGCCGCGCTTACGGCTGAACGCGCACGGGCGTTCGTGAAGTACAGGTTTGTGCTGCCTTCTGTAATGCCGTCGCTGCTTGGCGTGGTGTAACTAAATACGCCCGTCGTATTGTTGTACGACAAGGAACCAGAGGCCGAGATCGAAGTCCTTACGCGAGAAGTCGTGTGGTAAAGATTCGTGCTGCCTTCCGGAACCGCATCAGTGCTTCCGGGGGATGCGCTGATCTCAACATAGGCCGAGCCAGACCAGCGATACACCTTCGCGCTGTCGATGGCGATGTAGATCTTTCCAGAGTCTCCAGTCGCTGGGAAGGCCGCGAGGTTCGCATACTCAAGAACGTCGTCAACGTAAGACGGCAAGTGCGAAGAGGCAATCTTTCCTGAGCCGTCGAGTCCAACGTAGCCATTGGCAACGCCTTTATTTGCCGCGTCCTCCGGGGTGAAGCCAAGCGCAGTCGTTACATCGCCAGACGCAATATTCGTGCCAACGGTAACGCGACCCTTCCCGTCAACAGTTACCTTGGAATACGTCCCAGCAGTGACGCCGCTATTCGCAAGCGTCAGCGCAACAGGTGAGCCGGTCGTGCCGGTTCCGGTAACGTCTCCGGTGAAGTCAAGGGAGCCAGACGGAATGGCAACCCAAGACGGGTTCGTGCCGTCAGTGCTGAGATACTTGCCGCTGTTGCTAGTCTGCGATGGCAGAAAGCTATTCTTAACAGCAGAACTCGGGCTGCGAACCTCAGATACATGCAGATACTGCGCGTGATCGTCATCGCCCAAGCCGGAAAGGTTTCCGTGATCCTGAACGAGGGCGGCAGCAACGCCAGCAGACTGCAACGCACGAAGGTCATACACAGCGACCGTGCTGGCTTTAACGCTGTTCGCGAAGCCAGTCTTGTGCGTGTAGATGACCTTATAAAGAGGGCGGAACTCGACTGATGGGAATCCGCTGAGACTCAATCCCTCAAAAGTCATCGCCTCCGCTTGCGATAGCTGGTTAGTCGGAGCCTGACTGATGATAGAAACAACGGGGTAGTTCAGGTTGTTCGTGGCTAGAATCCACGAAACGAAGTACCCGTTGTTGTTAACGCTCGCCGTAGACCAAGTTCCACCGCTGTACAGGTTGTACTGCGGGATGCCGCCGACAACCTTGAACGGGAAATCGGTCGGCGCGTCAATTACCCAAGCATTGCCACTAAGATAGAGAACAGGAATGCGAGCAGGGCTAGACAAATCCTGCTGCCACGTATTTGCGACAGGCGAATTAGTCGAGACGATATCGACCTGCATGTCTTCGTCGAAGAAAGTTCCGCCGCCGATATCAATCTGCGCGTCCGCGTCAGTAGCGCCAGTGCCAGTAGTCGTGTACCCGCTTGCGCCAAACCCGCTGGCAATCGCAGCGCCGCGAGTGCGGTGAAGGTACTCGTGAGTCTGCCAGTCCAGCGTGATGCCGTGGCGCTCGTCACCGAAATAAACCGCCTGCTGGGTTGTTGCGTTCCAGTAGATGTACGCCGTAGGCGCATGTTCTTCCCAAGTAAAGTAGGTCATCTGCGTCGAGAGAACGCCCGACGCATTGAAGTAGATGAAGTGCAGACCGGTGGTGTTTGGGATTACGACAGTTTGCGCAGACGTATAGGTATGCTTTACGCCTTTGCACCAGACCACGAAGCTCGCCGAAACTGGGGCGATCGTAAACGTGCGCGTGCCCGTATTGAAAGAAATAGAGGACTGTGACTTGTCCTCATGCCCAATAGGCTCGCCACTAGGGTCTGTAGCAGGCTCCCACGCGGTGCCGTTCCAGACAAGCTTCTCGCCAATGTTAGGAACATCAGAAGAGAAACTCTGCCCCTGCACCTTGGTGACAATGGGAGCGGTTGGGGTTCCGGAAAGGTCTCCGCCAATCTCAACCTTGTCTGCATTGAGATTGGTGAAGTTGGCGTCCAGCTCGTTATTTGTGAGCGGACTACCTTTCCCTGCGCGAGTCGTAATCGTCGACATGCCTTTCCCCTATTAGGAGATCGTTACAGTCCAAGTCACCGCCATGCTGTCGGCTGCGCCTTTGTTCACAACCGCAAACGTAGTGCGGCACAGCATAGTCCCAGCAGATCCCGCATTGAACACACCGGCCTCAGTGATCGGGCCAGTTCCAGTACCCGCGCCGAAGGTGGCGAAGTAGGTAACGACAGAGCCGGTCGCAGTGCCGCTGGTAAGCGCCACACGGCCAAGCTCGTTGCCAAGCGTCGTGTTGCCAACAACGGGGCTGGTCGAGCCTTCGCCGATCGCCATGTGGCTCATGACGGAAGAGGCAGTGCCGACCATACGCGAGGCAATGAAGTCTTTGCCGACAGTGACAACGAGGTTGTTGAACTCTCGCTCGTCCTTCAGGTTGCCGTTCTCATCGAACAGCTTCACCTGCAGCTTGCCGGTTGCCTTAATATCTTCTACAAGTTTCATTTACTGAACCTCAGTTTTAGAAAGTGCGTGAAACGCCCACATAGTCTTCGGCGAAATAGGAGATGTCCGCATAGTCGGTCATCCGCAAAGCGCCGGAGTCTGATGTTGATTTGAAGTCACTTATCCCTTTATTGAAAGAGATATTGCTTGAATCAATGACATACTCAGTGTCAGCAAAGCTTCTCCCGAAGTTTACTGCATAAGAGAAGTCATCTGAGATGCTAAATCCGTCAGCAAGAGACTTACCTATAGTCTGCTGCAGTTCGTCTTCTATGCTGAACCTGTCGTCCGCAAGAGCGGTGTCAGAGAGGAGCTTGCTAAACCCTCTTGAAGAGTTGTCTGAGGTTGATATCGAATCAGACTTACCAGCAAGAAAGTTGAGTGTGCTACTGTCTGAAGCAGAAAGAGAATCCTGCGCTAACTTAGACAGGCTGTAGCGCTGGGTGTCACTGACAGAAAACAAATCAGACTTAGCGAGAGCCGTGCTTCTCTGCATGGCGTCGGCAATCGATTGAGAGTCAGAAAGCCGCTTCCCTACAGCAAACGACTGTATCTGATCGGATACAGACTGCGAGTCGCTGGCTCTCTTGCCAACCGAAAGAACCTGCGCATCGACCAATGTGAACTCATCAGACGGCCTCTTGAAAAACACAAGAGTCTGTCTGTCTGACAAGGCCACGACATCTGCGGGTACTTTCTCGAAGGAGATGAGTACGCTGTCAGCTGTCGCAAGGAAGTCGTTGACCCAGCGATCAGGCGGGGTCGGGTCTGCATAAACGCCAGCAGCCTGAAGGTTGATGTACTTCAGGGTGTTTACGAGATTGACGTAGCTCAGCTGTCCCTTGAGTTCTACGTATTCAACCTGCTTCCCAAGCGCAACCCAATCCGTCTGGGCATGCACATCTTTGTATGCAACATCCGCAGCGGCTTCTGCTATCTGTATGCTTGGCCGGGAACTCGCAACCTCGAAGATTGCGCGAATCATTAGAAGTCGGCTCTGACCTTCAGCTTCAGAAGGTCATAAACGGTCTGAATAGTACCGTTGGTGTAGGTGACCTCGATTTCTGCTTCGTACGTGCCTGCGGTATCAAGCGCAGAGGACGACCACTGGAAGGCCACGCGCCCGTTAGGGGCGTCCGTGACAGAGCCAACGATCGTCGCCTTGATCGTAGTAGATCCCACAGCGCGAACCTTCAGCCGCACAGTCGCGCCTGTCAGGTCGATGGGTGCCCACGTAGCCGGGTTCGTCGAGTCCAGCGTCTGGCCGACTGCGGCCTCGTTGCTGTCCTTCAGGTTCATGTACAGGATCGGGAGGGTGTCTCCCTCAACCAGCGGGATAGTAGTGCTGTAAGCCATTAGATTCTCCGCATCTGAACGGACAAGTCAGACCGCACATGTCCTCGAACGGCACGCTGACGGGCGGTATTCACGCCGCGACCGAATTGATCCATAGCCGCAACAGCAAGCTGCGGGTTCGTATACGTCTTGCCCGGTGACATAAACAGTCGGGCCTTGGCACCCTGAGCGATTACTTCCGCATAGTCCTCGAACAACACATCCTCAACAGTTGTGGCTGTTCTGGTCGGCTTGTACGCAACGCGCATCGTCAGGGCGTTCGCGGCATTGTCCTTCGGGATCGGAAACAGCGAGAAGGTACGCTCGTCCTTCTGCAGGATGTACTTAGGCTCAGAGCCTGTCGTGCTGGCACCCTCGAAGGTGCGGTTGTACAGCTCAGACTTGTCGATCTCATCCGGGGCGACGGGCTGAAGCTCCTTGGCCTTGTACCAAGCCTTCATGATCTTGACAACAAGGTTGCCAGTGGGCGGCTCGAAGTCGTAGTCCACAACACCCGCAACAACTGTGAGCGGGTCATGGTCGCGCTGGATGATCAGGGACTTCTCGCAGAACTCGATGAGCGACGATCGCAGGGCGAGATCCACTGAGATCTCCGGGCATCCGGGGACGTCCGGCAGGATGTACGGGTAGAAGCTGGTAAGAGTTGCCATGACTTAACCTCCAGCCTCCACTGTAGCCACTCGCGGGACTGCACCGCCGATGTTGTTCAAGTTTGGCGAGCTTGTGAGCCGCTTCTTGTTGCCGATGCCGACGAGATTGGCAAAGGCCTGATAGTGCATAACAGCACGCTGAGCGTTTCCTGCAAACTCCGAATCCTTGCTCAGGCAGCGGTAGACGATGTAGTCCACCAAAGCACTGATGAAGATGTCTTCCTTCTCAAGCAACGAGGTGGACGACAGATCGTTAGACGTAATCTCAACCGGAGCCTTCGAGTAGACGATGGTCATCTTGTGCCCAGAGGCGGCAGGCGGATAGACGTAGAACGTCTTCGGCTCGCGCTCGTCGTACATGAAGTTCTTGATCGAGGTGGACACCGGCTCTGTGTGCCAGTCAGGAGAATGCGCATCCAGAATCTCGCGCTCGACGATACGCACTGCGCGGCCAATGGCGTTCGCAGAAGTGACGTTTCGGATCGCGTCGATCAGGCGTGTTCCGTCTGACGGAATTGTCTGTCGCGTGCCGGCGACAAGAGTGAGATTCGTCGTTTCAGCGTACAAGTCTGGACGTGCGGCAGCGAGATCTCGCCGGCCATCGTTCAGATAATTCAGGAGTTCGGTGTCAGTCCAGCGGACTTTACCTACGTCCTGAATCAGATCGCGTACACGATCGAAAAGATTATTGGGCGTCAGTGCCATGAAATTCTCCAGACTTCTTTGACTTTCTCTTCCTTACAGGAACCGTCACCGTCTCAGTATGCTCTTGCGGAACACTCGCAACAGGCTGCTCCTCGAACACCTCGAACTCTGGATCACCAGCAAGAACCTTCGAGTACGAGTATACAAACCCTGTTCGCTTGTTTCGCAAAAGCATTCCGCCCTCCTCAAGAAGAGAGGGTGGCCGGGAATCCCCAACCACCCCCTCCATTACCTACTAGGGATTAGCCCTTGTAGAAGAAGCCCTCAACGAGAGCCTCCGGCTTCACCACCTTGTAGCCGTACACGTTCAGGCCACGGACGATGTTGCCGAACGTAGCAGTGCTACGCAGCGACTCCATCTTCGTGATCTGGGACGCGAACGTCACCGCATCGCGAGTGCCCGCGAAGCAGCTGAACGCCTTGACGCTGGTGTCCGCGCCCTCGCCCGTGATCGCGGTCTGCGACGGGAGGAGGTTGCTGACATACAGCGTGAAGCGGTCGATCATGCCAAGGCGACCATTGCGCAGCGGCGAGAGCTGGTCGTTCGTGATCGAGGCATCCTTGAGGTCGGAGGTCTTGATCTTCGAGGCCATCCACGCCGGGATGACAACGAAACGACCATCTTCCGGAGCGTTCTGCTCGTCGAGCGCCTGCCCCATCGCGATCAAGTAGTCGATCACGTTGGTCGAGGTCACCTTACGGGCAGCCTTCGAGCCACCAGTCGACACGCCGAGGTTGAGGTCGGCAGAGATCGCACCAGCAGCCGCGCCACGGTTGGCCGACGCAGCAGCGCCAACCAACGCGCCAAGGACGTCCGTGTCCACGGCAATCTTCATCTGCTGAGCAGCGTCGTTCGTGAAGATGTCCATGAGCTTGAGATCCGACTGCACGTCATCCACGTCATCAACGACGACGGAGAAGTACTTGCCCTTGTCGATCAACAGCTCAAGAACGTCACCCGTCGGAACCTGCGCCGAAAGCGTCTGGCCCTTGAGGTAGTTGTTGATGGTGATCGACGGAACCGTGCGGATCTCGACCTTGTCGCCCTGATCCTTGATCTCACCTTCCCAGTCGTTGTTCGTAATGTCAGACAACACCGTCGTCTGATAGAACTTGACCTGAAGCTTGCCCGACCAAATCTCAGGGATGAACTTGCCAGTGTAGGCATCGGTGCCCGAACCGGCACCGTAGTAGTTACCACTTACTGCGAGAGACATATTGAACTTCCTTTAAGTTGACTCCGCTGGGCAGGGGCTTATCGAAAGCGTCCTTCTGCCTGAGCAGCGAAGATATCTTGCTCAATCCTCCGCGCATCTTCCTGTGAAATCTTTCCACGGCGCAGTTCGTCGTAAAAGCGAGCGACTTCTGCATTCGTGTAAAGCTTCTTTCCCTGCGGTGGCGCGGTCTTGCCAGTTGTCTTAGGCGTGACCTGCTCCGCGAGGTTAGGCTTTTGCGCAGGAGGTTCCTTTTTCTCAAGGCTATCGTTATAGGCATTGAAGAAGTTGGCGACACGCCAAGCGTCTAACTTTGCATAAGCATCGTCGAACAGGGACTGGCGCTGCTGACCGGTGTAGGGATCAAGCTCCCCAAGCCAGTCAAGAAACTCCTTGTCCGTATTCAGCGACTCCCATGTGGGAGAGAGACCTACAAGCTCTTCAAAGAACCGCTTACGCTCCAGCTGGGAGTTTGTCTTGCGAAGCTCCTCGACCGTTGAACGCAGCTCGCTAACATCGTTAGGCACAACCTCTTTGGCTGCACGCTTCACGAAGTCAACAAACTTCTCACCGTACTCCGCGACCTCTTCAGGCTTGACGAGATTGTCAACCTGCTTGGCCGGTTCCGGCTTTGCTTCTGCAGCCTTCTTGAGTTCCGCAATCTCTGCTTTGAGAGACCGGATCTCAGCCGCATAGCGCGGGACTTCAGCTGAGTACTTGTTCGCAAGAACTTTGTACCGCTGTTCCCAGCTCTTATCGTTCGGGTCTGCGTCGGGGAACTTGGGCTTCGGCTGAGTCTCGTCGTTTTCCTTTTTGACTTCGGCAGTTGCCTCGTCAGCAGGAGCGGCTTGATCAGTTGCCGGTTCCACAACGGGCGCTTCTACAGTTTCCTGTGGAGGCGGATCTTTGTTTTCAGGAGCCGGCGTGCCGGTGTTCCCGTAGATCTTGTTGTACATCTCGTCTGCAAGTTGCGCTTGCTTCTCAGCATTCCTATTAACGCGAGCCATTTAACACTCCATGAGCCAACCTTCGCGCAAGAGAGCCTATCGGTGTTCTCTGCCTACGATCTGGTATTCAGGCTGTTACTAACAATCCGGATTCCTCCGGCTCCGGTGCGCTAGGGTTTCCTAGCACACATCTGTACGACATCACGCAATGCTTGGCAGTAGCCCTGCAGCTTGTGGGACTGGAGCGCCACCGTAGCGTCTTCCAGTTCAACAAGCCGCGCATCGCGCAATCCCGTTAGATGCGAAACGAAAAGCTGAAAGTCTGGTTCGGCGGCCAGACGGTTCAGCGCCTCTCTAGTTCTTTGATCCATTAGAAGCTGGGGGTGCCCTTCTTAAACGACTGGCGCTGCCAGCCGAAGCGGTCGTACTGTCTGGGCAGCTCACCAATCATGCCGCCATTGGCTCTGGACTCTTGATCGAGCGGGTTTAACGGGCCAACATTGTCAATCACGTCAGCGCCTTTCCCGACAGATCCGGATACCGCATCTCCAGCGGCAGCGCCTTCAACCATAGCGGTCTTGGCAGTTGACGCGCCGTCATCCTTCTTCTTTCCAAGGATGGCCTGCATCATCTCGCGGTCAGCCTTGCGCTCTTCCTGCGCTTCTTTCTGCTGCTTGTATCCGACGTAGCCGCCAAGAAGACCTGCGGCGAAATTTCCTACTTTGCTCATTGCATCATTCCTTGCGGTGGGAGTTGTTCGGGCTGAGCAGGCTCAGGCTGCTGCTGTGCAGCCATCTCGCTCAACATCTTCTGGGCTTCCATAACCTTCTCAGGGTCAGGGATGATCTTGTCGATGTCCATGTTCAAAGCCTTGGCGGCTTCGCGCAGCAACATCGCCCGACCACTTGGCCCCATTATCTGGATGTCTACCGGGTTGGAGGTAAGCTGCAGGAACTCATTGCGGCGCTGCTGCACAGACTCCTTGAGCAGCGTTCCAACCACGCCGGCAGGAACAATCTGCATGTCACCCTTAATCGAGTTGTCGTCGTCGTAGATCATCAAGTGATCGTACAGGCGATGGATGACATCAGTTGTCGCAGCATCGAGCGATAGGATAGCCTGCTTGATACCCTTCGCGGCATTCTCCATCAGCATCGAAAGGCCAGACGCAGTGCGTCCTGCGCCAGAAGCCTGACCACTTCCGTAGATGTAGTTCGGCACGCCAGTCACTTCGTCAGCGATGCGCTGGAAGTACTGGTAGACCGCAAGCAAAGCATCTGCGTTCATGCTTGGCTGATAGAAGCGAACAGCAGGTTGGCCACCGCCGGTACGATCCGACGTGGTCTGCCAGATCTTCCACGGGTAGATCTTCGTCAGATCCTCGCCGTCAGGCAGGCGATCGACAGACACCTCGACCTGTGGGCCGGAGGCAATGCCCATGTTGTTCGCCAACGCACGAGCGGCAGCGTTACACACGGTCTGAATGTCGGTCATCATCTCAGGCAGGGCCAAGCCCCAAAAAGCGCCGGGGATCGTTTCCCACGAGGCCTTCGAGTACGGGCGGCGATCGAGCGGGTCAGGATTCTTGACGCACTTGATCACGTAGCTGCCGACCATCCACACGTTGACTTCGTACTCGCGGTAGTCCTCAACGTCGGTCATGCCCCATTCCTTGAGCATGTAGCCGGAGACCGAACCCCAGAACTCCACGCTCTCGATCAGCTCAGTGCCGACCAGCGTGTTGTTGCGGCCTTCGAGCAGATTGCGCTCAGTGTCAGACTGCACCAGCTCGCGAAGCCCTGAGCGGCCATACAGACGAAGGACTTCGTCAATGGCCTTCTGGTCGAACGACGGGGTGTTGCGCAAGACCTCGATGTCGGCGCGGGTCATCTGATGGCGGTGAATCAGGTAGCCATCTTGGCAAGTGCTGGCGTTCGGAGAGGGGAAGATGTCGTACGGCGAGACGCGCTCGAAGTCCTCGACGATCGTCTCTTCAACCTTGGGCTGCCAGTTGGAACCCCACTTCATGACCTTCTTCGTGCGGATCATCGGCCCCTTGATGAAGGCAGCCGGGAAAGTCACGAAGTCGTAGATGATCTCGCTGAGCGTGCTGTCGAACTTGGCGTCCTGCATCTTGTCGAGGATGCGGCGCTCCATCTTCATCGAAGCGTCCTTGGCATGCTCCATCAGGCGCTTCTTCACTTCGGCATGGATCTCTTCCATGCGCTTGTCGATCGTCTGAGGGTTCACGCCAATGCCGGCGCTCTGAACCTGATCGGCCTCAAGGGTGACAGCCTCAATGATCTCGTTGCGCAGAACGTCAGGAACTTCCGGCTCAGCAGTGGGCTTGAGGCTCCACGACTTCTCTCCGGTTGAAAGCATGACGTCCTTGATCCAGCTCTCAGCAGCACGGCACTTGATGTCCGTGAGCATCATAAAGATATCTGAGCCGCCGGTATCGCGGATCATTGCGAGCTTGTCAGGATCGTACACGCCACGACGCTGACGCTCAGCGCGGAGCAAACGCTCCGTCACGTCAGACTTCGCAGTCTTTGCTTCCTCATAGCAACGACGGACGTAGGCTGAAAGCGACAATACGACCGGCTCTTCAAGGATGACCGAGTCCTCTTGCGCTTTTTGTAACTTGACCGATTTAAGTGCCATGTTTTATACCCAACCGCCTGTGCTTGCTTCTCTGATAGGTTTGCGTCGAACGGGGTTCATTTCGTTTCTCATGTGCAGACAGCCGTATTGCAGGGCGTCATGAACGTGAGAGAACTTGTCCTTAACGGGCCGATCCTTGAACTTCGTCGTACCGGATGCGCGGATGCGCTCGTACCGGTAGCCGCCGTTGAAGCCTTTTCTCAGCATCTTGCAGTCAGGGCCAAGGATAAACCCCGGCCCACTTGATGACATGCGCTGAAGAAAAAAGGCCACGCTTTCGCGACGGGCCAAAAACTCGTTGGTCGGCGCTGGCTCGCAGATCATTCCAAGAGACAGAAGCTCCTGCATGCAGGTCTTCTCGTCAGTCTGCGCCCGAATGTTTCCCGCCGGATCTCCGACTGCCTCGATCCTATGACGAGAGTACTTCTGAAGAATGAACGGCCTGACTACTTCTGAGTAGAACTGCCGAATGCCCATGTCCTCAGAGACCAGCTCATCAAGGATGAGAAGCTGCCCCTTCGGCGACATCTGCAGAAACACACAGGCAGGAGTCAGACCAAAGTCAAACGACAGGATGACCGGCATACCATCGACCGGTGTGAGCGTCTGCTCGCTATAGTGTTCCTTGTCGTTCCACTCCGGATAGACGGGCTTGCCGTCCATCGTCGTGCCGTAGTCCCCAAGAAGGAAGACCTTGATCCAGTCGTCGGTTTTGCCAGCAACCTGATTCAGGTAGTACTGGTAACCAAGGCTATGGTTCTGGATGTTCTCCGCTTTCGGGTTTGGAATGTACTCCATGTAGGTCTCAGACTTTTCGTCCAAGTCCTGCATGAGGCCTCCGGGCTGGCGAAAGAACTTGTAGCCTTTCGGCCTGTCCTCTTCGGCCAGCTTATACCACCAAGAATCATCGTCCGGTGGGTTGGTATCCATGATCACGCCAGTCCACGACGGGCCACCTACGCGCTTGGATGGATACCGGCCAATGCGCTGAGTACACATGTCGAGGACTGACTTGTCCATCTCAGAGGCTTCGTTGATCCACGCGCCAGTGAGTTCGAGAGAGCGGAGCTTGTTTACGTCCTCCGGTCTGTCGATAGCGATGAATAGAACTTCGATCTCAAGCCCGGTGCCGTCGCCAATGTTGTCGATGTTGATCGTCGACGTAATCGGCGTATCCCACTTCATAACCGCAATGTCCTTCATCCAG